CTTGGGGCTGGGTGGATCCGCAGAAAGAGGTGGCGGCATACCGTGACGCAGTGCGGTGCGGTTTTAAGACGCTTGCGCAGGTGGTGAGTGAGCAAGGTGGCGACCTTGATGAGCTGCTGCTGGCGCGCAAAGCTGAGCTAGACAAGCTGAACGAGCTTGGCATTGCTGTTGATACTGATCCCACGCTGCTGACCGCGCAGGGCATGGCGCAACCGTTGCCAGTTGATGCAGACGAAGAGAATCAGGCTGAAGTCTTAGAATCCGAAGAGTAAAGGGCCGCCATGATGCAGGAACAAAGCCCATCCCCCAACGAACACGCTGCACGATTGCAAGATCCTGCGGGGGTTGATGATCTACGCATGGTGGCTGCTGACGGCAGTGAGATTGAACCTATGGAGCAGCAAGATCCCACAGGTGAGGAGCGCAGCCTGACTGGTAAGTATCAACGCGCTGAGCTGACTGCCTTTGAGGAGGTTGAGGATCGGACTTTTGAGTTTCCGTTTAGCTCTGAGTATCCGGTGCAACGGTATTTCGGCAACGAAATCCTCAGCCACGAAGGTGATGCAGCTGATCTGACTCGACTGAATGATGCGGCGCCGCTGCTGTTCAATCACAATCCTGACCGTGTGATTGGCGTGGTTGAGCGCGCGTACATCGACGGCGCTAAGCGTCGGGGCTATGTGCGCGTGCGGTTTAGCCGCAACCCATTCGCCCAGGAAGTCCTAGGCGATGTCAAGGATGGCGTTCTTAGAAATGTCTCCTTTGGTTATTCCATCGACACGATGGAAGACCGCGGCGGTGGCGACTTTGTTGCTACTGCTTGGACGCCTTACGAGGTGTCTGTGGTTTCCGTGCCGGCTGACCCCAGCGTTGGGGTTGGCCGTTCACTTGAAACTGAAGCCAACGCTGCCTCGGCAGCACCTACCCCTGATCCCATTCCTGAAATGGAAAACACCACCCCTGATCTGGCAGTGGTGCGGGCCGAAGCCGTTGAGGCTGAGCGCTCCCGCATTGCTGGCATCAACGCCCTGTGCGAAAAGCACAATCTCACCGACCTTGGCCGTCAAATGATTGAGTCTGGCCGTTCTATCGATGAAGCCCGCGCTGCGGTGCTTGACCAGCTGGGCGCCAAGCCTATTGAAGCTGTGAAGCCCGTTGAGATGGATCAGCGCGATGCTGCTAACTACAGCATCTCCGCTGGTATCCGCGCGGCCCTGAATGGTGACTGGTCTTCCCGTGAGGCTGGTCTGGTGCGTGAGATGAGCCAAGAAGTGCAGCGCACCTCTGGCTTCTCGCAATCCGGCAAGCGCGGTTTCTTCGTGCCTTTCTCGGCACTGGCTAAGCGCGCCACCTACGTCACCTCAACTGGTGCAAATGGCGGCAACTTGGTTGCCACCGATCTGATGGCTGATGAGTTCATCGAAGCTCTGCGCAATCAGTCGGTGATGCTGAACCTCGGCGTTCGCACCATGACCGGCCTTGTCGGTGATGTGGCGATTCCCCGTCGTTCCGGCGTTGCTTCTACCTATTACCTGAGCACCGAAACCACTGCCATCACGCAGTCGGAATCGACCTTTGATCAGGTAACCCTTGCGCCCAAGAACCTGGCCGCTCTGTCTAAGTACAGCCGCCAGACCCTGCTTCAATCCACACCTGGCATTGAAGATCTGGTGCGCCGCGATCTGACCGATGGCATCAACCTCGGCATTGATCTGGGCATCCTGAATGGCTCCGGTTCTTCTGGCCAGCCCACCGGCATCCTGAACACCTCCGGCATCGGCTCGGTGGCTCTGGGCACAAACGGTGGCGCCATCACCGTTGACGCGCTGGTGGATCTTGAGGAGCAGGTGCTGATTGACAACGGTGCTCTCAACCGCGACAGCATCGCCTACGTCACCAACGCCAAGGTGCTGGCTGAGCTCAAGAAGCTCCGCGCCGGTGGCTCTTCTGCTACCGACGGCGCCTATCTGGTGAACGATCAGCTGAACGCTATTGGCCGCGGCGGCACCCCTGCCTCGGTGAACGGTTATCCGCTGTATGTCACCAACCAAGTGCCCAGCAACCTGACCAAGGGCAGCAGCAGCGGCGTTTGCTCTGCTGTGCTGATGGGTGATTTCTCTCAAGCCATGGTCGGCTTCTGGGGCAATGGCATTGAGATCGTCGTGGGTGAAGACTCCGACGATTTCAGCAAGGCTCTGACCAGCGTTCGCGCCATCGTCACCTACGACGTTGCCGTTCGCCACGCCGAGAGCTTTGCGGCCATCCTTGACGTGACCACCTGATAAAGGAGGCGGGGCCGGGCAACCGGCCCCCTTTTTCTTATGCGTGTTTTGATTGTTCGCACTTGCTGCGCACAGCAGCAGCACCTTGATGAAGGCAAGGTCTACGACCTTGACACCAAGGTTGCCAATGAACTGCTGCGGATGGGTCGCGCTGTAAGCGCGCCGGCTGAGCAGCCCAAGCCCAAAGCATTACCGCGCAAGCCGAAGGCTGATGGCATTAACTGATCTGCCTGGCAGCTACCTGGCCGACTTTGGCGTTGACTGCATTGCGGGCAACGTCACCGGCTTGGGCATTCTTGACATGCCCATGGAAGTGATTGCTGGCGATCAGGTGCTTAGCACTGATTACACGTTGACTGCCAAAGCTGCAGATTTCGGCGACCTGCAATATGGCTCCGAGATCAGCGTCAACGGTGTGGCCTACACAGTGCGCGAGACTCGGCTGATTGATGATGGCGTGTTTTGCCAGATCGGTTTGATGCGCAGTGTGGCCACTAGCCTGACAACTGCTGAAACTGCCGTGAATGCTGGCGACAGCGATGACGTTGTTGATGATCTGGGCATTGCTCAGCTTGATGCTGGACTAGACGGCGGTACTGCCTCTAGCAGCTACCTTGAAGGCAATCTGATTAATGGTGGCTCAGCATGAGCAGCACGGCACGGATACAGCTGCGGCGTGATACGGCTGCAAATTGGACAGCAGCTAATCCGGTGCTGCTCGTTGGTGAGGTTGGATTTGAGACTGATACGCGCAAGCTGAAGCTGGGCGATGGCTCTACTGCATGGTCGTCGCTGCTGTATGTGCAGGGCTATGACGACCCCACATTCACAACGCTTGCAGTCACTGGTCTTTCAACCCTTCCGCACATCCATGGCGCGCTAGCTGGTCCGATCTACATCCACTGCCGCAATGGCAGCGGTGGCACCTTGACCAAGGGCACGCCGGTTTACATCACCGGCAACGTAGGTGATACGGCGAATGTGATTGTGGCCGCGGCCGATGCTGCTGATCTTTCCAAGATGCCTGCCATTGGTTTGATTGATGCAGATCTCGCAAACAATGCTGATGGCCATTTGGTTGTTGCTGGCGAGATGACCGCGGTTGATACCAATGGCTATGCGATCAACTCTGCGCTTTACGTTGCAGAAGGTGGTGGCTTTACAACCACGGCACCAACTAATAAGCAACCGATTGCCCGAGTCACTAGGGGCAACACCAACACCGGCGCATTGGTGGTGATGGGTCCCGGAGTCGTTCTATGAGCACCAAACGCGAGCAGGTGCTGGCGGCCATCAAGACAGCCTTGACTGGCACGACGGGAGTTGGCACTCGGATCTATCGCAGCAGGGTTGAACCTCTGGCCAGGCAGGAAAGCCCGGCCATTGTGATTGAGCCGGTAAGCGACAACGCCGAGCAGAACACTGCTTTGCCTACGTTGGATTGGAGTCTGACGGTTCGGATTGCCGTGATTGTGCGCGGCAATGTGCCAGATCAGTTGGCAGATCCAATCGTTGCAGACATGCACAGCAAGATCATGGCCGATCTAACCCTTGGCGGCGTCGCCATTGATGTGCAGCCGCAATCGGTAGGTTTTGAGCTGGTCGAAGCTGACCAGCCTGCTGGCGTGATTGCTTGCGATTACCTTGTGCGCTATCGCTCAAGTGTCACGAATCTGGCCAGCTAGGATGGTGCTAAAAGGGCCAGAACAATGCCGCTCTTAAGCCGTAAGCGTCTCCTGCTTACCAAGATCGAATCAACCTATGCGACCGATTCGAGCCCGGCAGGCACCGATGCGGTTCTGGTCCGCAATCTTGAGATTACGCCGATTGAGGCGGACACCGTTAGCCGTGATCTGATCCGCCCCTATTTGGGCCACAGCCAGCAGATCCTCAGCCAAGCGCGTGTGTCGATCACCTTTGAGGTGGAGCTGGCTGGTTCTGGCACTTCCGGCACGGCGTCGCGCGTTGATTCGTTGTTGCGCGCTTGTGGCTTAGCCGCTACCACCACTGCAGCGGATGTCACCGGCACCGCCCAGGCAGGTTCTGCCGGCAGCATCACGCTTGAGGCTGGTAGCAGCAGCACCGACGATTACTACAGCGGCATGGTGATTACGCTCACCGGCGGCACGGGCGACGGCAGCAAAGGCGTCATCACTGACTACAACGGCACCAGCAAGGTAGCCACAGTGCAGCCCAGC